CAAGCACAGCAAATTTTACTAATGTTACTGCTTCAGTAATAAGCGCTTCTGTATTTATTGGAAATTTAAGTGGTAGTTTATCAGGTAGTTCTATAATTACTAATAATTTAACCGCAACAAATTCTAATTTAATTAATATTACTTCAAGCAATATAAGCGCAAGTGGTTATATAAGCGCTTCTGCAGCAAATTTTAACACCCTAAATTCAAATTCGTCAAGATTATTTAATATTACCTCAAGTAATATAAGCGCAAGTGGTTATATTTCTGCATCTACAGTAAATACAACCAATTTAGTATCTGTTAATAATATATTGACTGATGTTACTTCAAGTAATATAAGCGCAAGTGGCAATACAGAGTTAGGTACATTGTCTGTAAAAGGTAGCACAGTGTTATATGGAGACTTAACTGTATTTGGTACCAGTTCTGTAGTGAATATTAGTTCAAGCACAGTAATAATTGGTGATAATAGAATACAATTAAATGCTTGGAGTACAGGTTCTTTTAGTCAAAGATATGCTGGATTAGATTTAACTGACAGTGGTAGTAACAATTCTGTTACCAGTTCATTGTTATGGGATAGTGCAAACAATTATTGGTTATTAACCAACAATCAAACTGGTTCTAATCCTGTCGTAACTAGCAGCGCACTAATATTACAAGGTCCGGTAAGTAATTTTGGAAATGAAAAACAATTTGCGGTAAATACATTTTTAAAAGTTGAAACTACAATTGGCAATTTAACCGCTTCAAATTTATCCGAAACAGGAAATGCACTAATATATGATGGTGCAATTTCCGCATCAGGTAGAATATCATCATCAAATATAAATGTCGGAACACCAAGTATATCATATCCGTGGGGTAATTCTATGACAGGTTCTTATTTTTCAACTTGGACATCTGACACCAATGTATCAGATGCTATAAGATTTTTAGCTGGAGCATTTAGTGCAAGTTTCCCCGTTCCTACTCCAAATACAAAAATTTTAAGTAGTGTTTCAACAACAAATACTAATGTAGGATCGACGATTACAATTAATGGACGAGTACCAAGTGGTTCAACCAATCAATATATAAACTATCTGCAACCTCTTGGATGGGCAACAATCGGACAAACAATTTTTAGTGGATATACATTTAGAAATGCTGCAAATTACGCATTGTATGGAAGTACAGTAGGTGGATCTACCACAGTAAGTTCCAGTTTGGGAACAAATGCATTTGGATTGGGATTATTAAATAATGGTGTATTAAATACTGTAAGATTAAGTGGATCATTCACACTTACATTTGCATCAAGTAGTGTTGGAACAGTAAACTATACCAATAATACCAATGTTGTAGTAAGTCAATCTAGTGATAATGGTACTTTAAGTATTGCAACTCCAATCGCATTAAGAATAATTCCATCCGCAAACATGGCGGTAATACCACCAATATATCAAGATGGATATTTTAATAATTTTACAGGATCAAATTTAACAAATAGTATCAGTTTGTCTTCGGTAAGTAGTTCTGGTATTTATATTATATCTGGATTTGTAGGAATAAATTCTGGTAGTTCAACATATTCTTATTTTACAGGCAGCAATTTAACGCAATATTATACTCCATTAGTTGACGGTAATTTTACTCAAACAATCAGTTCTCCAGGAAGTACAATCACCGCATCATCCATTGTAACTAGAAGTTTAAGCGGAGCACCATACATTACAAGTGGATCGTCTTATACATACACTGTTACCGCAAGTAATGCATTCAATCCTTTATATTATAATGGAACAGTTTCAACAACAACAATTCCAAGTAACGCATTAGGTTTAACTACTGCAAATACAACAACTTTAACTACAAATCCAACAATACAAACCGCAAATGTTGTAAAGTCTTCAGATTATACAACAACAAGAACTGTTGGTTCATATCCATTTGAATCAGATATAATTGTATTCGGTGTAACAATGAGTGCAGTTGGTACTGGAACCACAGCAGCATCATCAGGTGCAACAATAACAACATTTATTGTTAATAATACCACATACAATAGAGCTGGTTCAGGAACAACACTTGGAAGTCAAACAGCAACTATTCATACTGCTGGTTCATTTGGAATTCCTATCGCAAGTGGTAGTTTATTATACTACGGAAGACCTGAAGGATATACAACAGGTTCTTTAACATTCAGTACGACTCCAAATACAGAACAATTCTTGGATGAATCATACAGAATGGTATTAAATGACAATTTATTAAATTCAAGTGGAAGTTATTTCAATAGTGCATCATATCTACCAACATCCAGTCTTCAAGTTAAGCCTGGATTCTTAGTGAATCAAGGTGGCGCAAATGGATATTGGTATCCATCATCATATGGTACAACTTACAAATATTATGCAAGATATTTTAAAACAACCGCTGTTGTAAATACATTAAGAATCACACTTACTGGTAACACTACATTAGTTAAATGGGATGAAACTACTGCAAATAGTATCGCAATTGGATTGATATTTGAAAGCGGTAATTCAAATACTTATGCTAGATGCAGAATATATGATATTGCCAATTTATCTAGTAACATTGTTTCTTCAAGCATATCCACTTCCAATTTATCTACAGATGGTAAAAATCCATTTAGTGCAAATATAGACTTATACGGTAATAATGGTAGTGGTGCAAGTAACAGTGGTGGTGTAATTAATATACCATTAAGAAATGTTGACGGTATGACATTGGATAGTACAGTCGCAAGTAAAGATGAATTATATGTTATAGTAAGATATAATGGAAGTCCAACTCCATTAACAAGTTTGAAAATAGAAAAATTCGCATAATTATACTATATGGCATTTGATACTCTTACAAAAGCAATAAGACTTTTAGTTGGAAGACGATACACCAGTACCGATCTTACCGATTCTCAAGAAGCATTTGCATCTACAATCCAAATAGGTTCTTCTGAAATTTGGTCTCAAACCAACTTAATACCTAGTGCAAGTCTTCCATATTCATCAAGTGCAACTGCTGGTACTACAGTTACATCTGGTGTAATAAAATATTGGTATAAATGGCCTCTTACAGTCGCAAATAATACTGTTACTGGTAGTTCCGTTTGGTACTTTACTTCTCCAACAGGAAGTGTTGCTGGTATCGGAAGTCAATTGATTGATGTTGGACAACAAACCAATTTCATAAGTCCAAAGTATATAAGCGATTCAAACATCGTCAATCAAAGTGCAGATGCAGATAACAACGGTAATCCTCCAGGTTATAATATTGCATTGTTTACTTCTGCTAATGGTATAACATTCACTCCATTAAGTCCAAGTGCGTCATATCAATTTGATTATAAAAGCGGTATATTACAATTTACAACTACTACTGTACCATCTAATAGAATATATGCTACAGTATATCAGTATGTTGGTAGAATGTTATCAGATCCAAATGATATTATAGCATTAAGTATTACATCAAGCAATATTAGTGCAAGTGGATATGTTAGTGGTTCTTCTGCTAATTTTACCAATTTAAGTTCGATAAACAATATACTCACTTATGTTACATCAAGTAATATAAGTGCAAGTGGTAATATTACGGGATCAAATGTATATGTAGAAAATACAATAACTGCAGACACAGGTTCATTTATATATTTAAATCTAAATAATACCGGATCTGCACCAACATCATATACAGATACTGGTATGCCTGGGGAAATAAGAATTGATAACAATTTTATTTATATATACACCAATAATATATGGGTAAGAACACCAATTGTTAGATGGACAACTTAACCTTTTAGTAACGACTTATTTTCAACAATAGGTTTTTCTTCATTGGGAATACCCATTCTCATTTTAAGCATTCTTAATGCTGCTCTAGGATGCATTCTACCACAGTTGAATCCTATAATACCATACTTACGACAGAATGATTCCAATTCATTGATATCCTTTTCATCATAATTAACAACAGGAATATTGGTAGGATCTTCTTGTTGTTGTTTCTTTTTTGTCATTAATGCAACAGGATCAAAATCTGGAACTCTTGTAGCGGTAGGTCTTTGCATAGACATACCGCCAAACATTCCATTTCCTATTGACGGCCATTCTTCCATATCAACCTTTATTCTTTGCAAATTGCGCAAATGCCATAGCATTTGTATTCATTCTTCTTTTGATCTGTTCAGGTCCAGTTCTTGCATTTTTATGATCCAAATATTCTTTAGCTACCGAATCCCATTTACCACTATTAATTAGTCCAATAGTCTTTGGACCCAAATCACCTCTATATAAAGCATTAATTATTGCATTCTTAACTGAATTTGGTAAACTATTGAAGTTACTAATTATACTTGATGCCAACTTTTCTTTGA